CAACGGTAGTACAGTGAATGTCAAGGCAGTTCCATTTGAATGGAATTATGCTGGTAATTCAGGAGTGTCTGCTGATCTTTCAGCAGTACAAGTGGTGGACTTCATTGAGTACACCAGAAATGATCAAGACTTTGAACCAGTAGAAGGAGGATATGTTCAGGAAGATAACGTACCCTTTTAATAATTAGGAAGGAGAGGGGGTGTCGCTTGAAGTGGCACCCTCTTTATTTACATGAAAAAAATAGAAACATTAGTAGAAGATATCTATAGTTTATTTACCCTTGACCCTATTGATATGGATGAGAAAGAGGTGGACAAACATATAGATAACTTTGGTAACATGCTTAAAATACACATCAAATCGTTTCTGTATGAGAAGCCCAGAGATCGTTCTGGTTTGCGATTATCTGCTATTGGTAAACCGAACCGACAACTCTGGTATGATCTTAATAAACCCTTGCAAGATGTGCAGCTTCAGCCCTCCACTCGTATAAAGTTTTTATATGGATATATCTTAGAAGAGTTATTGATCCTCTGTGCCTCAATCTCAGGCCACACGGTAACGGATCAACAGAGAGAAGTAGAAGTCGAGGGAGTGGTTGGTCATCAAGATGCCATGATCGATGGGGTTCTGACTGATTGTAAATCTGCCAGTGGTCCGGGGTTTGATAAGTTCCGTTATCACAAGCTCACTGAAGATGATCCCTTTGGATATATTCCTCAGATATCAGCCTATGCTCATGCCAATGGAGTAGATCGAGCTGCCTTCCTTGCTATTAATAAATCAACAGGAGAGATATGTTTAGATCCGGTACATCAGATGGATATGATCAATGCTAAAAAGAGGGTGGAATACCTTAAAGGAATGGTTACAAACAGCATGGTACCTGATCGGTGTTATGATTCTGTGCCTGATGGGAAGTCTGGCAATCATAAGCTTGCTGTTGGTTGTGTTTATTGTGGACATAAGCGAGAGTGTTGGCAGGATGCTAACAAAGGTAAGGGTCTTCGTGTGTTCCAGTATGCAAAAGGTAAAAGGTTTCTTACTCAGGTTGGGAAAGAGCCTGATGTTGAAGAAGTAGTAAACTGGTAATGCACTGGGAGTATCATAAAAGATGTGATACTAAAAACAATTTTGGTTTTGTTTACCTGATAACCCGAAAGGAAACCAAGAAGGCTTACATAGGATGCAAGCAATACTTTGTTAAGAAAAATAAAAAGAGTGTTGAATCAAACTGGAGAATCTATACCGGATCAAACAAGACTCTTAATGAGGAGATAGATGTTCTTGGTAAGAAACATTTCCAGTTTCAGATTATTGGAGAGTATAAAAATAAAAGGAGCTTACGATATTATGAGTGTTATTATCAAATGATCAATCATGTCTTAACTGCAAAACTAGAGGGAACAGATGAAGCTGCGTACTATAATAATTATATAGGCGGGAAGTTTCCCAGACCTGTTCAAGATCCGATTGAATGATGATGTAGACTTTGAATCTCTTTATGAAGCAACCGATAAAGATCCTTTTAAAAGTCTTTATCTGGCAGTAGTCTTTCAGGCTATCTTAGATTTAATTAAGTCTAAAGATATTCAAGAGAATAGTAGTATAAAATTACACAGAGATGCGGCCCACTCTTGGGTCTTCTCTTCTGTGGGTGTAACTTGTGAGAACTTTGAAGACATCTGTGCGCTGGCAGGACTAGAACCAGTAATGGTTAGAACCTTTACTTTGAATGTAATTAAATCAGGAGATTCCGATGAAGTCCGACGAAAAATCTACAACGTCTTGTGAAACAGGATCTCACTATGAAGGAGACTTTTCTTACTTCAGCCACATGGAGAAACCTAGTGATCAAGAAGGGCCATCCTCAATCACTTGTCCAGAGTGTAAAAAAGATGTATATGTATATCACTTTAATTGGACTTCACTCAAGTGCCAACACTGTGGAGCTGTGGTAGAGAAGGATAGTTGGAATAGAGAAGGAACTTATGATTACTATCTTCGCCGTATGAAAGAAGAGAATGCCCTGAAGAAACAAGTTGGAGGAGACCACTACAAGGAATGTGGTATCCAACCTGTTGAGTATATCTTCCAGAATAATCTTGATTACTTTGAGGGTAATGTGGTAAAATATATAACTCGACACAGGAAAAAGGGAGAAGGAAAGAAAGATGTAGAGAAAGCTATTCATTACGCCCAGCTAATCCTTGAGCTTTACTATAACGAATAGGTCATCCAATGTTTAAATCAAATCGCAATCCACAATTCCGATCTAAGTTTAGTGAGGATATCTTTAACACAAAGTATTCTCACGAGGGAGCAGAAACATTCCATGAGCTATCGTGTACATTAGTTAACGATGTCTGTCAGAGTCAGCTTACCGCTGATGAGAAGGAACAACTGATAGATCATATCTCCAACCTTCGCTTCATCCCCGGAGGTCGTTATCTTTATTATGCTGGACGCGACAAGAAGTTTTTTAATAACTGCTATCTCCTCAAGGCAGAAGAAGATAATAGGGAAGACTGGGCGAAGCTCAGTTGGGAAGCTGAGTCTTGTCTGATGACAGGAGGAGGTATTGGGGCTGACTACTCTGTGTATAGACAAGAGGGACAGATCCTCAAGGGAACAGGCGGTGTGAGTAGTGGACCTATTCCCAAGATGCAAATGATAAATGAGATAGGAAGACATGTAATGCAGGGCGGCTCGCGTAGATCAGCAATCTATGCTAGTCTGAACTGTAAACATTCAGACATAGATCAATTTCTAATATCAAAGAACTGGCACGATATGCCTGTGGGAACTACAGGACAGACAATCTTTGATATAAAGCAGGATGACTTTAACTTTCCTGCACCCCTTGACATGACCAACATCTCCGTTAACTATGATACTGAGTGGCTACTAAATTACTGGGAGACAGGAGAGGTGGGTGATGTATTTAAAACTAATGTGTATCAGGCTTTACGAACGGCTGAACCGGGCTTCTCATTTAACTTCTTTGAAAAGGAAAATGAGACACTACGAAATGCCTGTACCGAAGTTACTTCAGAGGATGATTCTGATGTGTGTAATCTTGGCAGTCTTAATCTGGCTCGAATTGACGATCTTAATCAGTTGCGCGAAGTTGTTGCCTTAGCTACCAAGTTCTTATTGTGTGGTACGCTTCGAGCGCAACTCCCCTATGATAAGGTATACAAGGTACGGGAAAAGAATAGACGGTTGGGTCTAGGTCTGATGGGTCTACATGAATGGCTGATTCAGCGAGGCGGTAGGTACGAAACAACTCCTGAGTTACACAGATGGTTAAAGGTTTACGAGGCTGAGTCTGATAAGATAGCCAGAGACTTTGCTGACCACCTTTCTATCTCCAGACCTGTGGCTGTTAGGGCCGTAGCTCCTACTGGAACTATTGGAATTCTGGGTGGTACATCCACAGGAATAGAACCTATCTTTGCTGTGGCTTACAAGCGAAGGTACCTCAAGAATAAGCGTTGGCATTACCAGTATGTGGTAGATAGTGCCGCTCAAGAGATGATTGAAATTTATGGTATTAAACCAGACAAGATTGAGTCAGCTCTGGATTTGGCAGGAGATTATGAGCGTCGGCTTAACTTCCAAGCTAATGTACAAGAGTATGTGGATATGGCTATATCCTCCACCATCAATCTTCCCTCATGGGATACGGAAAATAATAATGAGGATGGGGTGGAAAAGTTTACCAAGACATTAGCCAAGTATGCTCACCGTCTTCGTGGCTTCACTTGCTTTCCTGATGGATGTCGAGGAGGACAACCACTTACTTCCGTTTCTTATGAAGAAGCTACGGAAAAATTAGGAGAAGAGTTTGAGGATAATATACAAGCTCACGACATTTGTGACATCAGTGGAAGCAGTGGGATTTGTGGGGCTTAGTTTCTAAAAAGTTCTTGACGAAGGGAACTTTCTGTAGTATAATATATAGGTAATTTAATATCAAGGATAGTTTGTGATGAAGCAGACCTGTTGTTACATTTGCAAGTTGGGGTGGTTGCCGAATGAACCTACACCTCCCCTTTATAATCGAGAGGGAATTTACTTATGTAAACCTTGTCTCGATGTTACGAACTCCAGAGCAGCAAAAATGGAAAGGCACAGTATCTATGAAGAAGCAACCTAATACAGTTTACATTGGCTACGATCCAAAGGAGGATGTGG